GTCCGGGTTGGACGGAGACGGAGAGTTATGTGCCGGGTCCGTGTATGCCGATGACTGTCGGCTGGGTGTGGCCGAACTGTAAGCCTGGCTATCTGACGTTGTGTGGGACGGTGATGAACACGGCGATCGAGCCGGAAACGGTGAGCGGTGTTGAACACATCCCGATCGCGTGCGTGACGGCGGTGTATTCGTTGCATTATGCGACACCGATAGATCCGTTCACCGAAGAAATTAGTGATTGACAAGAGCTTGCTACACCCGTAGGGTATGACTGGGGTTAGCGAAAGGATAAAGAATGGACACCAAGATTTGCTCTATTGACGGCTGCAAACGAAACGCAAGAAGTCGAGGATGGTGTCCAATGCACTATGCTCGTTTTCAACGTAATGGCGACCCAACGCTCGTCATTGACCGGTGGGCCAATCGCAGCACCGAAGACCTGAATTGGTCAGTAAACGCAGACGGTTACCGATATGCGTATTACCAAAACAAAAGAATTTTGGAGCATCGTTTTGTTTGGCAGCAACATCATGGTCGTGTGTTACACCCCTTTGAGAACATTCATCACATCAACGGGATCAGGCATGATAACCGCATTGAGAACCTGGAACTGTGGACGAAAGCCCAACCTTGCGGCCAGCGTCCCGAGGATCTGGTGACGTGGGTTGTTGAGAACTATCCGGAACTAGTCGCAAAACAAATGAAGAAAGGTAAAGGTAGTGGGAAATCTCATAGTGAAACCCCAACACGGGTCAATCGAATGGTTGAGACTGCGGCATCGGGACGAGGACGGTAGGCCCGTCATCTCGGCGTCGGATGCGGCGGCTGTGCATGGTGAGCATCGGTTCAAGACCCGGCATCAGCTGTTCGCTGAGAAGCAGGCACCGGAACCGCCGATCTCGATCACGAACGCTGCGATGGAGCGTGGTAACCGGTTGGAGCCGGTGATTCGTGAGTGGGCTGGCGACCGTTTGGGTGTGCGTCTGGTGGAGCCTCGCTATATGTACGCCATCGAGAACGATACGGCACCGATGTTGGCGACGTTGGATGCGGTGGACGAATGGTCGTATGAGAACCAGCCGGATCAGCCTGCCGTGGTGGTTGAGATCAAGACGTACAACCGGGAGTGGGATGGTGTGCTGCCCCGCTACTGGTATTGGCAGGGTGTTCAGCAGGCGTTGTGTGCGAACGTGGAGACGATCACTTGGGCGGTGTTCGATGCGACACTCAGCTTGCACCTGTATGAACAGCACGTCACCGAGGACGAGGCGTTGGAACATATCCGTGCGGTGCAGGATTTTGTGTTCTGGCTACGCATGGGTGAACCAAACCCGGAGTGGCCTGCTACGTACGATGACATTCAGGCGACGTATCCGCAGGCGTTGAGCGGTGTCGCTGATCTGAGCGAATACGCTCACCTGCTGTCCGAGTTGAAGGATGTGCAGGCCCGCAAGAAGGAGATGTCTGCCACCGAGGACGAGTTGAAAGCGAAGATCGCCGGCTTGTTGGGTGACGCTGACACCGGTACGGTGGACGGGGCGACCGTGGTGACGTGGAAGAACCAATCACGTACGTCGTTCGACAGTAAAGGTTTCTCTGCGGATCACCCTGATCTGGCGGAGAAGTACACAAAGAGCAGCACGTTCCGTGTGTTGCGTGTGAAAGGAGAAAAGTAATGAACGGTATCCGTGAGGCGGAACGGTTGCGTGACGAAGCCATCGAGCGTGGCTGGCAGAACGCAGCTGAGAAGTTTCGTGACCTGTCGTTGCAGGCGATCATCGTGTTGTCTGAAACGGAAGACGAGTTCACCACCGACGACGTGTGGGAATACTTCGGTGAGAACAATGCCGGTCTGACGCATGATGGCCGTGCGTTGGGTGGTGCGATGAAGCGGGCTGAGGGTTTGGGGTTGATCGCCCCGACTGATAGGTTCGTGTCGAGTGAACGGGCGGCGTGTCATCGTCGGCCTGTCCGTGTGTGGGAATCCCTAGTGAAAGGAAACAAGTAATGATTGAGAAGGATGTTGATGGGTTGCGGAAGATCCTGAAGGATCACGCTGTACCTGACCCGAGGATCGTGTCCAAGTTGCCGAAGGGTGGGGTGACGCTCGACTTCGTTGGTCACGCTGACATCACCCGCATCTTGATTGAGATCGACCCGACATGGAGCATTGACCCTGTAGCGTTCGACGACGCTGGTCTGCCGGCCCGTGTGAAGATCGGCAACATGATCCAGTCTGGGTTCTGGATGACGTTGCTCGGCCAGACCCGGTATTGCGTCGGTTCGGTGGAGGAACGCAAGTCTGATGTCGGCAAGGAGTTGGTGTCTGATGCGATCCGTAACGGTGCGATGCGGTTCGGTGTTGCCCTCTCGCTGTGGACTAAGGCTGAGTGGGAAGACCTGGCCCATACCCCTGCTGCCGCCCCGGAGATTGTTACGTCAAAGAAAGTATCTTCGGTGAAAGCATCCAAGCCGGAGCCGGTACGTCCCGCCCACCCTGATGCACTCGCCAAGTTCGTCACCGTTTGTGCGGAAGCCAACCTCGACCACGATCGTGTGGCCGACCATGCCGGTGTGGATCTCACCGGAATCGTAACCACAGCGGATCTCGTGAAGCTGCGAGAATCGTTCAAACACCTGAAAGGGAATACATGAATCAGATTACCGTGATCGGTAACGTCGGACGCCAACCCGAAGGCTTGAAGTACACAGGCTCAGGGCTGGCTGTCTTGAAGTTCTCTGTCGCAGACACACGCGGCAAGGATGACCAGAAGAAAACATCATGGTACGACATTGTGGTGTTCGGAGATCAGGCTGAAGCTGTCGTGGAACACATCGGCAAGGGTGACCGCATCATTGTGGCAGGCCGCCTGCAGGTGGAGGACTACGAGAAGAAGGACGGCAGCAAGGGCAAGCGTGTCGAGATCATCGCTGACGCTGTTGGCCGTGTCGTCCGTGACTCCAAGAACCCTGTCGATCAGTTGAAGCAGGCGTTCAACGCGACTGAAGTTCAGGATGAAGACCCATTCTGATGACCATTCGGTACGGTGGTGGTGCGCTTCCTGCGGGGAGCGCGTCACTACCCATGTACCATTGACGGAACCCCCCTACCATTGGTGCCGTACCCGTCGCGGGCGGCGGTACGACTTGGAGATTGAAGATGAGCAAGCAACGCGCAAAAGGAACGATGTTTGAGTCTGCTGTCGCACAGTTTTTGCGTGACAACGGGTTCCCGTACGCTGAGCGTCGTGCTTTGCAAGGGGTACAGGATAAGGGTGACCTGACTGGGATGCCTGGTCTGGTGATCGAGTGTAAGAATCATAAAGAGTTGTCGCTCTCGGAGTGGCTGAAGGAAACAGAAACGGAGAGGCAGAACGCGGGTGCCGAGTTCGGAATCCTGGTCGCTAAGCGGCGTGGGGTTTGGGATGCGGGCCAGTCGTATGCGGTTCTGACCCTTGAAGCTATGGCTCGCTTGTTGAAGCAGGCTGGCTACTGACCTAAGGAGAGTCCGATGAGAACGATCGGTGTGCTAGTTCTTTTTGCGTTGTCCGGTATCGGATGTGACGCCCCGTCAGATTTGGTTCGGGACGAGTATCCGCCCCCGACCACCACAGCGGGGGTGAGCGTGGCTTATACGCCTCTACAGACCCCTATCCGGCCCGATTTGGGGCAGCCAATCCCGACCACAACGACCACTTTGCCACCAGGGAAATGCTCGGAGTGGTATCCGTTGGCAATGGAGGTCGGCTGGCCGGAAGCCGAATGGCCGAAACTCGACCGGGTGCTGTGGCGCGAGTCCCGGTGCCGACCGGAAGCCCTAAACGGGACCGACCCGAACGGCGGATCATCCGGCCTGCTGCAGATCAACTACTACTGGTGTAAGCCGTCGAAGTGGAGTGATGCTGGCTGGTTGCAGGATCGGGATGTGGTGGAGTCATGTCACGATCTGTTTGATGCCCGCAAAAATTTGCTTGCCGGGCTAACGATTTTTCTGTACGGTGTGGAGAAGCATGGCTACGGATGGGGTCCGTGGCGCGTCTGAAAGGAAAGACATGAATAAACAAGCAGTCATTCAACAGTATGTTGACGTGTGGCGCACTAAAGGTGTCGCAGATCAACAAGCCGACTTCGAGTATGTGATCGCATCACGAGAGATGTTGTTCGATTTCATTCGCAGCAAGGATTTGTTTGACGAATGGATCGACTACTTCGGGGAGGCCCGCCGTGAGTCGTGAAGATCATCCGGCGTTCCGCAACAAAGACGCCAGCAACCAATACACCCTGTTCGAACTGATGAACCAGGCCGAGCAGCTGATCGCCAACGTGCGTCGTGACGACGAACAAACAGCGATCGACATCCGGTTCATCGACATCATGGTGCGCGAAGGATTCCGCTGATGACAACCACCGGCTACGACATCGTGAAAGAACTAGAAGAAGAAGGATCAAACCTGTCGTGGGAAGCAGCTGAAACGATCCGCATCCTGCGTCGTGCGCTCGACGCACAGATCGCCTACACCAACGCGATCCGAGACAACTGCGAGAAGAAGCATGGCTGACTTCCTGCTGACCGGGATCATGGCCCTATACATCACCGCCCTGGTGATCGCATTTTGGAAAGCGTTTAGCGAATGAAAGACCAAGAATGGCGGCTTGCTGCAGCGTGCCGTGGAGTGGACACCAACCTGTTCTTCAACGAACGTGGCGACTCAAC